ACAGCACAAGAACTTGATAGAAATATTATACAAGGAGCAAGTATAGGATAAACAAAAAAATAATTTAATACGTTATACATATATGAGAATAGTTGAATTGATATTAGGCGATGATGAGTTTACAGGTATTGAGGCTATTTCAGTAGTTGAGAATCCTGCAATCGAAGAAGATTTTATAGCACTTAAAAACGAAGAAATAAAGTTAGCAGAGGTTAACAATGAGAAGCGTATTTTAATGGGTGCTTTATTAATTCCTAACAAGCCAATCTATCGTAAGAAAGGCGAAGAAGAATATTATATATATTTCTCTAAAAAGACTGTAGAAAAAGCATCACAGCTTTATTTAATGAATGGCAATCAGTCTAAAGCAACACTCGAACACCAATACACAATAAACGGACTAACTTTAGTAGAATCTTGGTTAGTAGAAGATGAGGTACACGACAAATCAAGAAAGTATGGTTTAAATGTTCCTGTAGGTACTTGGATGGGTGCAGTAAAAGTAAACAATGACCAAATATGGGAGGAGTTTGTAAAAACAGGTAAGGTTAAAGGTTTTAGTATAGAGGGTTACTTTGCAGACAAGATGGAAAGACCTAAAGAGCCTGTAAATGACTTTGCTGACTTAGAAGAAGCAGAAGCAAGTGAGATGTTGTCTTATATAAGATCAATAGTCAAAGAGGACAAGCGTTTAAAGAGTGGTAAGAGACGAGAACTTGAATCATATAGCGATTACCCTGACGGAGTTAAAAACAACGCTAAGAAAGGCTTAGAGCTAAATAAAAAAGTAAACAATAAGTGTGCTACACAAGTAGGAAAAGTAAGAGCAACACAATTAGCACAAGGAAAACCAATCTCAAAAGAAACTATTAAGAGAATGTACTCTTATTTAAGTAGAGCAGAAGAATATTATGATGAGGGAGATTCTAAAGCCTGTGGTACTATTTCTTTTTTACTATGGGGTGGTTTAGCAGGTAAGAGATGGTCAGAAAGTAAACTTAAAGAATTAGGAGAGATAGATTTAGCTTCTATGGTAGTTAACGAAGATTTCGCGATCATAGATGATAGATTAGCATACGCTACAGAAGAAAAAGCATTAGAAGCTGCAAAGAATATAGGTTGTGATAAATACCACACACACGACTTTGAGGGTAAAACTTGGTATATGCCTTGTGAGGAGCATAATTTAAAAGCACCTTGTTACCCGGGATATGAGCAATATGGAATGAAAATGAAAAATGGAAGATTAGTACCTAATTGTATTCCTATTAAGTAATGCCAAGAAAAGTAGTAAGTGTATATATAAAACCTAAACGTAAATCACATCCACACAGCAAAAATGCGAGTGTAGGACAAAATAAATATAAAAAACCTTATAAAGGTCAAGGCAGATGAAAAAATTTGAAACACCAAGTAAGACAAGTCCAAGAGGAGGACGTAGAGGTTGTTTATGTAAAGATGAAACCTATTCAGTAAAGTGCTGTAAGGGTAATATGATAAACCAAGGCATTGGTAAAGTATAAAAATGCAAATATAAATTTTAACACGTTATAGTAATATGAAATCAACAGAAATCTTAAACAAAATCAAAACTTTCTTAGGAGAGGAAAAAATTGAGCAAGAGGAAACTCAGGTTGAAGAAACTCAATTAGAAGAATCACAAGAGAAAGTCGAGTTAGCACAAGCTAAACTTGATAATGGTACAATTTTAGAAGCTGAGGCTTTTGAAGCAGGAAACGAAATCTTTATTGTTACTGAAGATGAAAAAGTAGCAATGCCTGTAGGAGAATATATGATGGAAGATGGTCAAATGCTCGTAGTAAGCGAGGAGGGAATCATCGGAGAGATCAAAGCACAGGAAGAAGAAGAAGTAGAGGCTGAAGAAGAAGAAGAAATGGCTTATGTATCAAAAGAAGAATTTAACTCTGCCGTTGAAGAAATCAAAGGTATGATTAACGAGCTTAAGGAAGTTAAAGAAGAAATGGCTGAAGTAGAGGAGCAAGTAAAACAAGAACTTAGCGAAACTCCTGCAACTGAGCCTATCACTCACAATCCTGAAGCTAAAGAAAAATTTAAAGTAAAATTTGGTCAAAACAGACCTGAAACTGCTTTAGATAGAGTAATGAAAAAATTAACCAACAATTAAAATTTAAAAAATGCCAAATCCAACAATTACAAGTAGTAGTTATGCAGGAGAGTTTGCAGGTAAATACATTGCTGCATCTTTATTAACAGCAAAGACCTTAGATGATGCTGCGATAACTATTATGCCAAACATTAAGTACAAAGCTGCTATGAAAGTAGGAACATTTACAAACTTAGTAAGAAGTGCTGACTGCGACTTCGATGCAACGACTTCAGGTCTTACACTTGCTGAAAAAGTATTAACACCAACTGAATTACAGGTAAACCTACAGATTTGTAAAAAAGAATTACACGCTGATTGGGAAGCTGCACAAATGGGATATTCTGCATTTGACAACTTACCTCCACTATTCTCTGATTTTGTAATCGCAAGAGTAGCTGCTGAGGTAGCAAGTGCAACTGAAACTTCTATATGGGCAGGTCAAGCAGCAGAGGGAAACTTTAACGGTTTCGTAAAACTTGCTACAGATGACGGAACTGTAGTAGATGTCGCTAAAGCAACTGTAACTTCTGCAAACGTCATTGCTCAATTAGGAGCTATTGTAGATGCTATTCCAAGTTCAGTTTACGGAGCAGATGACCTTGTTATTTATGTATCACAAAACATTTACAGAGCTTACATTAGAGCTTTAGGTGGTTTCGGTGCATCAGGTTTAGGAGCTAACGGATACGATAATAAAGGTAACAACCAATCATTAGGAGGTTTATTCTTTGATGGTATCAAGATTTATCCAACATCAGGCTTTGCAGACAACAATGCAATGGCTGCAAGATCAAGTAACTTATTCTTTGGAACAGGTCTATTAAACGACAGAAACGAAGTGAAAGTAATTGATATGTCAGATATCGATGGATCACAAAACGTAAGAGTAGTAATGAGATATACAGCAGGATGCCAAATTGGTGTTGGTGCTGATGTAGTTCTTTATTCTTAATATTTTAACTAACATATAAGAGGGTGGGTAGTAGTCTGCCTACCCTTTTTTAATAACTAAAAATTATGGCTTGTACATTAACAACAGGTAGAAAAGTCCCTTGTAAATCGGCAGTAGGTGGTCTTAAGACTGTTTACTTTGCAGATTACGGAACTCTTGGTGTTGCTACGATTGTAGGAGGAGAAGTAACTGCTTTAGCAGGAAGTCCTGCTTTATTTCAGTTTGATATAAAAGGCAATTCTTCTTTAGAAACTGCAATCAACAGCTCAAGAGAAAACGGAACTACATTCTACGAATCAACATTAAACTTGACACTTACGTTTCTTGAAAAAGCAACACAGGAAGAACTAAAATTAATCGCACACGCAAGACCACACGTTTTTGTAGAAGATTATAATGGTAATTACTTTGTGATGGGATTAGAACACGGAGCAGAGGTTACAGGTGGATCGATTGTAAGTGGAGCTGCTATGGGAGACCTAAGTGGATTTACTTTAACAATGGTTGCACAAGAAACTGCGCCTCCATACTTTATTACAGGATCAGTTGTAACAGGAGATGCAAGTGCAACACAAATAACACCGAATTAAAAATAATTTTTGTATATTTATAAAAGTTTTCATCAATTATATTTAGTTTTTTGAATTAAGGGGGAGTTTTCGGACTCCTCTTTTTTTATACACAAAATTTAAAGTTTGTACGTTATATAAGTATGATACACTTAACGACATCTGCATCAGCTCAAACTTTAAAAGTAATACCAAGAAGTTATGCAAGTTCTGTTAGTATGATTCTAAGAGACGATTCAACAAACACCTCAACGACATACACAATAAGCACAACAACAGACAAAAACTATTTAGTGTTATCACAAGCATTAAGTCCTGTACTTGTAGAGGGTAGATTCTATGACCTTACATTAAAAGAGGGAAGTAATGTAATATATAAGGATAAAGTTTTTTGTACAAATCAAACTATTTCAAGTTATTCAGTAAATAATGCAGAATATACTGTACCAACAGGAAACGATGTCTACGATAATGATTATATTGTAATATGAAAAATAAATCAGATTTAAGTATAGTAAATTTAAGCACTTACACTTCTCCACAAGTAAAAGAGGTTAGTGGTAAGAACTTTATTGAGTATGGTAGTGATAACAACTACTTTCAATATTTGATAGACAGATACAACGGAAGTCCTACAAATAACGCTATTATAAATGGTGTTAGCGAGATGATTTACGGAAAAGGCTTAGATGCTACCAACTCAAATAAAAAACCTAATGAGTATGCTCAAATGAAAGCATTATTCAACAAGGATTGTGTAAGAAAACTATGCTATGATCTAAAATTAATGGGTCAATGTGCAATACAGGTTATTTACTCTAAAGACAGAAGTAGAATTGTACAATTAGAACACATACCTATTGAAACACTAAGGGCGGAAAAGTGTAACGAAAAAGGAGATATTGAGGGTTACTATTATTTTAGTGATTGGTCAAAGTACAAGCGAGGAAACGAATTGAAAAGAATACCTGCATTCGGAACTTCTAAAGAGGGATTAGAAATACTTTACATTAAACCTTATAGAGCAGGTTTTAAGTATTATAGTCCTGTAGATTATCAAGGTGGAACACAATACGCTGAATTAGAGGAGGAGATATCCAACTACCATTTAAACAACATACTAAACGGACTTGCACCAAGTATGCTAATTAACTTCAATAATGGTACTCCTGATCCTGAGCAAAGAGAAATGATAGAGAGAAGAATCTACGAAAAGTTTTCAGGGAGTTCTAATGCAGGTAAATTTATTTTAGCTTTTAACGATAATTCAGAAACAGCAGCAACAATAGACCCTATTCAACTTAGTGATGCTCACAATCAATATCAGTTTTTAAGTGATGAAAGTTCTAAAAAGATTATGGTAGCACACAGGGTAGTAAGTCCTATGTTATTTGGTATTAAGGATAGTACAGGTCTTGGTAATAATGCTGACGAATTAAAAACAGCTTCTATCTTATTTGACAACTTAGTAATTAAAGGCTTTCAGGGGCTTTTAATAGATGCCTTTGACAAAATACTTGCTTACAACGATATTGCTTTGCATTTGTACTTTAAAACGCTTCAACCACTCGAATTTACAGACTTAGAGAACGTAGAGGACGAAGAAACTAAGGAAGAAGAAACAGGGGTTAAATTAAGCAAAGACAACCCTATAGATAATGAGATCGCTGATGAATTAATAAGTTTAGGTCAAAGCGAAGAGGATTTATTAAAAGAATATGACATTGTAGATGAGTCTGAAGTTAATTATGACTTTGAAGATGAAATGGATGAGGTTGTAGAAGATTTAAACAAAACAGAATTAGCAAGAGTAGGTAAAGCAACACCTTATAGAGAAAGTGAACAAGATGGTAAATCTAAACAAGAATCACAAAAAGGTGTAACATTCCTCGTTAGATATATATACAGTCCTGCAAGGGTAAAACCAACTTCAAGAGAGTTTTGTAAGAAAATGGTAGCAGCAAATAAAGTATATCGTAAAGAAGATATTATGGCTATGAGTAAAAAGGCTGTAAATGCAGGGTTTGGAAAAAGTGGAGCAGCAACATATTCTATATGGCTTTACAAAGGTGGAGCAAGATGCCAACACAAATGGTTTAGAAAGACTTATGCAAAAAAAGGTGGTAATGGGTTAGGTACAGAAATAACAAGCTCAGAAGCTAAGAGTAAAGGTTTTAAAGCACCTAAAAATGCTCAAAAAGTACCTGTAGCACCAAAGGATATGCCTTATAAAGGATATACAGCATCATACGCTAAGAAAATAGGAATAAGTAGATAATTATGGCAACAGTATTATTCATATCGAGAACAGATTTAGTCAAGAACAGTATTATTGATGCTAACACCGATACTGACCTTTTTATACAGTTTATAAAAGTAGCACAACAGATTGAGATAAGAAACTACTTAGGCACTAAGCTATATGAAAAATTACAAAACGACATATCAGGATCAGGTGTTACAGGTAATTATCAAACACTACTAAATGAATATGTACAGCCTATGTTGATTTGGTTTGCACAAGCTGAATATTACCCTTATGCTGCATATAAAATTAAAGCAGGAGGCGTATTCAAAGGAACATCAGAAAACTCAGAATCAGTATCTAAAAATGAGGTAGACTATTTAGTAAACAAAGCAAGAAACACAGCAGAGTATTATACACAGAGGTTTTTAGATTACATCAACAACAATAGTAATTTATTTCCTGAGTATAATCAGAACACAGGAGGAGACGTATTTCCTGATAGTGATGCTACATTTAACGGATGGGTATTGTGATATACAAACCAAAGAATAAAAATATAATTAAATTAAAAGAGTATTTAGATGGCAAATACAATAAATTGGGGAAAAAGTTACAGCGAGAGTTATTGGGGGAACGCAACCTCAACCAATAGTTGGGGAGATGATTATATAGTAGAGTATTTGACTTCTGATTTAAACAGGAGAGTGCAGATATACGAGAACAACACAATGACTAATCAACTATTAGAGAATATACAATGAGTTTACTACAAAAAGCATCCATAATAACCACACCTACAGCTTATGCTGAGGACTACTTATATTCTATAAAACCTGCTCAAAGTTTTGGCTCTGAGCTTGTTCCAAATGGCACTTTTGATAGTGGTATAAGTGGT